AATTCATTACCAATAGCACCAACTCGTACCTGACCTGATGTTGTGCTGTTATCTTCAAAACTTAAGTAAGATGCACTAGTGCTACTTTTAATTTTTCCAACAATAGTATTAGTATTTGTTTCTACAACATGAAGTTTAGCACTAGGACTACTTATTCCAATTCCAACATTTCCTGAAGCATCAATGGTAACTCTTTGACTGCCGCCTGTATGAAATTGCATACTTTCACCAGAAGTACCACTACCAGTATCAGCTTTTAATAAAAGAGAACCACTTGCACCACCAACGGAAGCAATCAAATTGTTATCAGTATCTTTAAATTCTAATGTTGGGGTTGCATCTTGGATAATAGCATCGCCATCAACAGTCAAACCATCCATTGTGGCTGTACCTGTTACGTCTATACCTGTTGAGGTTGTGGCTATTTTTGCTGAGTTGTCATAGTAAAGTGTTACTGCTCCGTTTTCTGTTGCAGTTAGCATGTTTTCAGTATCAGAAGCATTGTTTACTAATAAAGAAGGAGTTCTTAATCTTATTCTTGTATCATCTTGAATTACTAAATCATTTGTTGTATTTACAATATAACTACTTGTACCATCATGGTATATCTGTAAATCATCACTAGCACCAAACATAGCTTTGTCGTTATCGCCAAAGTTAATGTCTGCTGAAGTTGTAAGACCATCTGTAGTTATAACACCTGTTACATCTATACCTGTTGAGGTTGTGGCTAGTTTTGGGTTGTTATCATAATATAAAGTAGCCGCACCATTCTTAGTAAATACAGCCATATCATCGCCATTATTTGTTCTAATTGTTGTATTACCATTAGATTCAAGTCTTAATTCATTACTTGTGAAACTTTTTATATAATTTATAGAATTAGGTTGGTCATGGTATATCTGTAAATCATCACTAGCACCAAAGATAGCTTTACTGTTATCGCCAAGTTTTACATCATGGTTAAATATAGCTGTACCTGCATCTGACATATCAAGGCTGAGGGCTGTGATAGTTGAAGTTCCATCTTTTCCTTGAAAGTAAATATCCTTATCAGAAATTAAGTTTCGTATGTTTAAATCTTGGTTGTTAGTAGAAAGTAAAGCAATATCACTACCGCCATCAGCTAAATAAATGTTACTAGAGTCTGCATCTAATTTTAAATCTGAACCTGCGTCTATTGTCAAAGTTCCGCTATCAGAAATTACAGAACCATCAATAGTTATATCATCAACTGTAAGTGTTGTAAGCGTACCAATACTTGTAATATTAGGTTGAGCTGCTGTTTGAATAGTACCTGTTACATTACCTTCTAAATTAGCAACTAAAGTACCAAGTGAATTAAGAGCAATATTACCTGTAGAACTACCATCTGCTGTTGTTAATCCTAATGTAAATTTATCAGCAGATTCATCCCACATAAAGATACCATTATCTTGATTACCTCTATTGATCAACATACCTGAATCATTTACAGGACTACCAGTCAGACCAGCGTTTAACTGAAATAAGTTATCTTCTATATCTAGGTTAGTAGTATCAAGAGAAGTAAGAGTACCATTAACAGTAAGATTACCTGCTACTGTTAAGCTATCTGCAATTTGCACATCATCAGGTAATGTTAATGTTATAGCTGCAGACTCACTTCCACTACCTGATACTGAAATCTTATTAGCTGTGCCTGTTATTGTTGCAACATAATTGCCTGTAGTATCAGTTCCAAGTGTTACTGAATTAGCAGCTACACTTGATGCTTGTATTCCTAATGCATCAACAAATGCTTTTGTTACTCTTGCATCTATAGCTGAATTAGCTCTTGTATCTGTATAGTATAAATTTGTTGATCCTTCTGTTAAATCGTCTGTATCTTTGTTACCAAATGCAGAATCAAATCTTGTTGTTGTGTAATATAAATTTGTGCCTTCTGCTAAATCAGATGTAGACTTAGTTGCTAGTCTAGTATCAAATGCTGAATTAACTCTAGCTGTTGTATAGTAAAGATTAGCACCCTCGCTTAAATCACCTGTATCTTTAGTAGCTAATCTTGTATCAAAATCTGTATTTGCTCTTGTAGATGTATAGTAAAGATTTGTTGATCCTTCACTAAGATCATCAGTATCTTTATTGCCAAATGCTGTATCAAATCTAGCTTGCGTATAATATAAATTTGTATTTTCAACAACTATAGAAGTATCAAGTGTTGATGTAACTGCTTGATTAGAACCATTACCTATAAATATCTTGCCATTATTTAAGTTAGGAGTAGCGTTACTTCTACCAGCACCGCCTACTTTAATAGAACCAGCACTTGCATGACTTCTAATAACCTTACCTATGTTTTGTATTTGACTTGATTCACCTGTTGGAGCTGTAGTTGTATAAGCACCTGCTGTTGTAGATACATAAAGTATTTGCCCTTCAGATACGTTTGAAGTATCTAATTCTTCAATAGTTCCAAAAGTAACTACTTGTAATGCAGCGTTATCATTAGCATCAGATAAAGCTAATCCAAATGCAGGCATTTTAGAAGCATCATCTGCTTTAGCTTGAGCAACTGTTGGAACATCACCTGATACACCTGATATATAAACTACATCACCTTTTGATAAAGCACCATCAGCTTTAGCATTAAATCTTATACCACCTTCTAAATCACCAATAAATTCTTCGCTTGCTGTAACAATATTAAAAGTAACATCATTAGTTGTAGCTACATCTTGTCCTATAGCAATACTAGGAGTAGAACCCTCACCAGTACCACCTGTTACTGTTACTCCAGTTCCACCTGAAATAGATTGAACATAATCACCTGTAGTATCAGTTCCTAAAGCAATAGAATTAATTTGTGCTGTAGTTGATATAGTAATATCACCACTACCATCAAAAGAAGCTGATCCTACAACATCTCCTGATAAAGATATAGTTCTTGCAGTTGCAAGTGTTGTAGCTGTGTCTGCATTACCTGTTAAATCTCCAGTAACATTACCTGTAACATTACCTGTTACATTACCAGTAACATTACCTGTTAAGTTACCTGTAAGTATGTTTGATGTAGTAATACTTATACCTGTAGTAATCCAAGCACTATCAGTACCATTTCTGATCTTTAATACATTACTTGATGTATCTACCCATAATTGATGAGCATAAGTAGTTGATGGTTCAGTTGAACCACTATTTGTAGTTGCAATAGCTCCTAAAGCATTATTTAAATCCGCTCTAAAGTCTGCACCTGATTGGTTTGCTAAGTTGTAATCGTGTTGCATATTAAATTCCTATTTTATATATCTTAAATCATTCAGGGATAGTTGGAAATATAACATCAGTAATATTATCATCTGAGTTGTATTGTGAGGGTAAATCCCTTAATGCTTGTCTATATGTTGCCCATGCTTGTTTTTTAGTTTCAGATAAAGGACTATCGTTATTTTGCGTCCAATCTGATTTTGCTAATAATGCATCTCTAAATCTTCTTATTTGTATTTTTGTATCTTCTGCTGGTTTTTGATATGCAACCACTTCATCATCAATATATTTATATTTTTCAATATCGTAATGACCTTCTACATATCCATACATAGAATCATCTAATGCATTCATTTCATTTAAAGTATTTACTGACCTATTTTCAATAATGACTCCATCAGATTTTTTATATACACTTATTTTTATCATCTATATAAACCCTCTACTGTAACTGTAGCCTTAAAACTACCATTTAAATCTAATGCACCAGCATAAGCATGAACATATCTTGTAACAGATGCAGTTGTTGATGTGGTTATTGAAAATATAATAGATACACTTAATGGAATATGGTCTGAAACATATTCATAACTTTCTCCTGTAGTCCAAGTTGTAGTTGCACTTGAACTTGTTGACATACCAATAGTTAAATAAGTTGAATCTGTACCAAAACCACCAGCACTACCTGTAGGAGACATATCTACAGTTGCAATAAATTGCTGCGTAGTTGCAGTTGCAGTAGGTGGAACTGTAATAGTTATTGGGGTTGATAATAAACTTGATAAATCACCAGTTGTACTATCAGAATTTCTTAATTGATAAGTATAAAAACTACTTATTGGTGCTCCCAATACAAATAAAGTAGCTGAAAATGTGCCAATAGCACCTTTAACTGCACCTATAGAATCTGCATTAGCATTAGTATTAACATCAAAATTACCAAGTATTAAATTGCCACTTCCATCAGTATCAATGGTGACATCATCTATTTGTATATTATCAGCACTTAAAGTGCCAGTAACAGTTGCACTTGAAATGTTTAAATTATTTGCAACTATATCACCTGTTATATCTGCATTTGTAGCTGTTAATGCACCTGAAGAAGATACAGTAAAAGCACCTGAGCCTAAATTAATTGATGATTGAGAACCATTAATAGCAATACCTGAACTATTAATAGTTACATCTCCACCGCTTATCGTTACATTAGCTGCATTTAATGTTCCTGTATCAATATCACCAGCACTTATAGAGCCAAATACACCTGATGCAGAAGTTAATGTTCCTGTAGCTATATCATCTGCAACTATAGTATTAGCTGCTATGTTTGCTGATGTAATTGTGCTTGCTGCTATTTCAGATGTAGTTATAGTTCCAGCTACTATTTCTGTAGCTGTTACTGCATTTGCAGCAATACTATCTTGATTAACAGCATCAGTAGCTATTAA